ATCCTGATACATAATCTAGTATGACGAATGCTAGTAAGATACTTAACAATGTATGCCATCCCCCAAACGCAAATGAGATAACTGCTCCGATTCCGGCTGAAGCATATTTAATGATGTTTTCCACGCTTATTCTCCTTTCCAGCAAAATAAAAACCCTACCTATTCGGCAGGGTTTAATTTTTCATTAATTTTTTGTTTTACGATTTTCGATAACTCTGTGATTGCTTCATTTCCGACATATTCTTCTGCTGTGAGCGGAACATATCCATTTAAGCTGATTGCTCTTTCCGCATCATTACCCGCGAAATATACTTGTACACCAGCAACATTGCCATCTTGATAATGAATATTAATGTTGGTAATTTGAATGTTCATTCATTTTCCTCTCCTTTTTTCATTTTCATTTCTTCCAATTCTTTTTTGGCTTTTTGCAATTCCTGCTCCCGTTGCACTGCCAAAGCATAAAAAATAGCCTTCTCTCGGCTAAGATTGGCTATCTGGTTCTGCATATCTTGTATAATTAGGTTTATGTCTGCGTTCATACAATTTTCGCCTCCAATTGTGCAATTTTTTGTTTGAAATACTGATTTTCGATTTTAAGCCATTCGATTTCATCTCTTAGTCGCTGTTGTTCATCATCCAATTCCATGATCGCTTTGGTATTTAAAACAGAATGTTCATATCCATCTATTGCTTTCCCATCCAGCGAAAGTAATTGAGCAGGTACCTTATATTCTCCACCAATCACAAAACCGTGACGTTTACGGTTTATTCCATCATTCAACTCATCAATCTTATTGTAACTATACAATTCCGCTTCATTTCTTAAAATTTCTAAAGCCGATTCTTCCCATTTTTCGATATTAGTTTTAGTGTCTACTGACGAAGACGTGTTAAATGATGCGGCATACATCGGAACAAGAGTTCCCGACTTGTATTTAGTCGCTCGAACTTCGCCGTTTCCTTGGATATAAGTTACATTGGCGCCTTCATTCGTTAACCTCCCATTCGCCCCGAACTCAATATCTACATTAGCTTTCAATTTATCGGCTGTAAGCGATCCCCAAACATCTGTATTACCCCAAATACTAACCGGCGACGTAATGTCTACCGCTGAAACTGCGCTCATCGCAATCCGATTCGCGTACACGTTCAGAAGACCGCTATGAGTAATGCCGCTTAATCCTAAACCCATAGATTGACTTGAATTTGCGAAAGCGACACCGTCATAAAAGATTTTTGCCATATTTTCAACTTGAGATAAATCGATGTTTTTAGTATTTGGGTTCGTTATACCTTTTTTAAATTTTACAAATCGAAATTCATCACCATTAAACATATTGTCAAACACTTGATTATCGACTGTTTTCCTAACCTCTATGTTTCCGCTGAATGTTGCATCTTCTCCAAAAACATGACCGGCAAATTCTATTCGTTCAGCCAGAAGCTTTATAGTAGTTGCGGTTTGGTTGATGAGTGATGCTATTGTATTGCCGTTAAAATCAGTTTGGCTTACTTTACTTGCAATCTGATTCGTATGGATCGTTAGTGTCGATTCAGCGCTGCTAATACGATTCGCCAACGTATCAACAGTCGTTTGATTCGCCTTGAGTTGTATCTGATTCGACAATTGCGTGATGGAAGTTTCGGCACTTGATACGCGTGTTCCGAGACCGTCGATTTGACCTTGCACGTCTTCGGGCGCAGGTGTCCACGCAGTTGGTTTATTACCTTCTTCAAGTTTCCACCACTTAACCCAAAACTTCGTTCCATCAGCCAAACCGTAAATAAACGGTTTAAAATGCGTAATAGTAACATTACTTCTCGTTTTAATTTTTACAGAAATAACACTCCAAGTGTTAGCTTTGACAACAGTATCCTTAGATATTAAAGATACAGATTCCTTACCACCATGAACGTCTCCACTTATTGCGACGTGGCAATGTAAAGGGGTGTTAGAAGTTATGTTTACATCTCTATCAAACATAACTTCGGCACTAAAAACATATTCTGTATTATTTTTGATGCCATAAACATTTTCCCCTGTAATACTTTTTATACCTTCCAGTACAGAAAAACCATCTTTTTGGGTTAAAGTAATACTTGTTCCCGAACCATTAGCTGTCCAATTACCCAGCGTTTTATAGTTACCACTATTTTTAATTAAATTCCGCCCACCAATCTGCAAATTCTCAAACTCCGTCCGACTAACCTTCGTCGCAATCTGCCCGGCCTGAATCGATAGTTCAGCGTCCAGCTGTGAGATCTGTTGATTGACGGTGCTAAACTGACCGTCGATCTCAGTCTTTGTATATACGTCTGTTTTGTTAGCCTTAAGAGCAATCTGATTAGCGTTTTGCGTGATGGAGGTTTCGGCGTTGGTGACACGAGAAATTATACTTTGTCCAATAGTATTAAACCCCTGAGGTATTCCATCTATTATCCGAGTGTTAATTTCTGCCATCGGCGCATTTGCATCAGTTGATGTATACACCTCGATGCCAGCACCTTCTCCAATTCCAGGAATACCAACTAATGCATACGGTACACGGCCTCCGAACCTCTTTCCGGTTCCCCCACATCTTTTTAAAGCCGTGTCTAAATTATCATCTGTGGCTATGGCATCATAAGAGGTCAAAACAACAATAACACTATCATCTAAACCGTTTAGATAATTAGCCAATTGATTTCTAGCATCTGCACTTCCGTATACGTCATAAACTTGGTCATGTGTGATTGCTAAATCACTGCGCCTAATAACCGTTAATCTTAACCCACGCCCTCCCAACTGGTTGTAAATAGTGTTACCATTTAATCTTAATATCCTGTTTCCATTTCTGTTTAACCCTGTCCCTCTACAATACAGAACACCGTTTGTTATAGCCTCAGATATTCCGCTCTCAAACTCTGTCTTTGAAACCTTCGTGGCAATTTCATTTTCTGTTTGAGTTATACGGCTTTCTGCGCTGTCTAGTCTCGTGATTACACCGTTCATGTCGGTATCGTAATCTGTTTGATTGACTTTTTGCTCTATTAAATTAGCATGCTGTGTAATTGTACTTTCGGCGGTTGACACTCTTCCCTCAAGTGCATTGAAATCCGTTTGAGATACTTTTGATTGAATAGCATTTGCATTTTGAATAATACTTGACTCTGCTTGTGAGACACGACCTTCCAAAGCGTCATAATCTGTCTGAGACACTTTCGTGGCAATTTCTTGCTCGTTCTGTGTGATGCGTGATTCAGCGCTGTCTAAACGGCTAATAATTCCGTTTTTATCGGCTGTATACGTTGTAACGGAAACTTTCGAGTTTAGCGCATTGTCCACTTCTGTTTTGGTATAAGCTCCTACTTCTCCCGCACTAGTCGGCGTTGCTTTTACCCAACTAGACGTTGCGGAATCGTATCTTTTCAGTACGTTCGGAACAACACTTGTGTCCAGCCACAATTTTGTCGTATCTGTCGGTGCTGTCGTTCCCCTGTGAATCGCATTTTCTTTCAACACAAGCTGATTGTTCACCCAAGTTACATCAGCTTTATTAGAAACCTCATTTTGCAAGTCTTGTACGGTTGAATTATCTGCTTTTAGCACAAGCTGACCGTTTACCCATTCGGCATCTGCCTTCAACGCAATGTCCGCTTCTAATTCCGACTTAGCTGCATTTATCTTTGTCTCAGCATCCGCAATAGCCTGCTGAATCGCCAGCTGCTTTTTTTGTTCCGCAATGGATTCAGCCTGCTCAACCGCTTCCTGTTTGGCTTGATTCGCCTTTTCTGTCGCATCCTCCGCAGCAACTTGAATTGCTTCTTGCTTTTTTGTCTCTGACACATTGTCGGCATAGTACGTGCTATCTTGATACACTCCAGCGTCTTTGCTGTCAACTTCTGGCTTTGTGTAGACGACTTCTTTTACTTCGGTCAAAGAAACCTTTTTCGCAATTTCAGCTTTTAGCGACTTCCATATTGCGAAAACTTGCTCTTCCGTATACTCGATGTAGTCGCCGAGCGTGACCGTTTTATAGCCGTTCTTTTTGATTGATCGCTCTTGCGTGTGAACACGGGCTTCAAGATATAGTGGCGGATTGAATTGCGTATCTTTAATTCGGATTGTATCTCCGAACCTTATCTTTTCATGCTCCAAGCCCGGCACTTTTTCCAAGTCGGCAATGTCGGCTGTGTACTCAACTATCGAGTTTATGCGCTTTTCTAGTTCATTTTGCGTTAGTTCACGCAATCTTGCTTCCGTCATGGTTTGGTCGGTTGATTCCGGTTCATATACATCGATAAGGTGTTGTCCGTTTCGACCCCAACGTGCAAGTGCGTCTTTGTCCTCGACAAAAACTTCTAATCTTGTTCCGTCCTCACGTTCCGGGCCAAGTCCGATCAATGCAGTAACAATGTTCGAGAAATCTTCTTTTCGTTCAATCCCGATCAAGTCTTTGCCGAATTCAACCTCACGCCCACGCCACATGCCGACACGTTCAACGAGATCAACATATCTTCTAGTAACCCTGTTTCCATCCGTTTCAACCCGAAAATGCAGTTCAAGATCTAATTCGCTTGCAATACGTTTCAAAAACAAATACGGGTTCGTGTGTTCTTCTATAACAAATGTTCTCGTCCCAACATTCGCTATTGTGCCGGCTTCCCATTCCGTACCACCAATCGCGTGGCTGACGGCAGTTGAAACGGTTTGATTTGACAATATTTGAGGTTTGATGACTTTCGCCTTTGTAAGCGTGATATACGTTGCACTTGTGTAGACTTTGACAAACAAACCACCGTTCGAATCACGGAATTCCTGCGTGTTTTCAATCACAAATTCAATATATTTGCCATCTTCATCAGGAATGACAATACGATTTCGTTTCGAGAGGTGTTCGGAATACCGTTTATTCGCAAACGTTACAAAATCGAACGTTTCAAGGGTATCTTTCAAAGACTTGTAATGCTTGTCTTCCCAAAATTCATCTTCGTCTATAACATCAAGAATCCTGTCTGTTTGCGAATCGGTAATGTGTATCAAAATATCACCCCCTATAAGAAACGTTCTCGAAATCTAATTCTAACAGCGAGCGAGTTTGACGGCATGACAACAAATTTGTTTTGACCTTTTTGGAGCTTGAAATATCGAGCACCAAAATCCTTTAGATCGTTTCGAGCCTCGCCGTTTATTAGTATTTTTTTTTCTATATGATCAAACGTAATAATATCACCCGGTTGAGCGATGTAAGGCGTCTGATCGACCGTTGCTTTTTGTAAAGCGTATACGCGAATACGATTAATTCGCGCAAAAAATTCCGAACCTCCCACTTGACCGGGGTAACCATATGAACCGAACGTACCAATATGGATTTGAACGTATTTTAGGCGCCCCGAATACGTTCCGGCCGAATCAACGTAAGGAACTTTCAAAGTTTGATAGTGTGTCCCCTTATCGTTTATTCTCGCGGTATAAAATTCGAATGTATTCCCTTCTCGCCGCATCCGAACAACTCCACGGTAATAATCCCAATTGTTAAATTGATAGTTTTTTCCGCTAATCATATAATGAACGTTATCTCCAACGTATGGACCATACCGACCCTCGGCTGCAATTCGATAAAAGCTAGGACTGTTATCCCAAATATTCATTTTTCCTATTACATTCATCGATTCGTCAAACAAATAAAATTCAATACGAAACGTCTCGTTAACGCGGTTTGTTTGAGCCTCGCAGAGCATTTCTACCTCAAAATCTTGCGTAACAGGCACTTCTTTAATTAGTGCCGGACCGTGCCAACGCTCGCCTGTTCCATAGCTGGCGACAGTAATTCCGACACCATCAGTGCCAAATGACCCTGTGACTACTGCGTCTACTGCGTCAATTTGCGTTGGGGTTTTTGACCAAGTATTTAGCGTTTCTCCCCTCTCATCTAAAATAAGCGTTCGTGTGTTGACGGTTGTTTGTTCCGCATCCGCAGGCTTCCCGATCATCATGTACTCTTCGTTTTGATTTTGAATCATCGCAAAAGTGACCGGTTGTGTTGCTTCCAGCTCAAAAACCGGATCTCCTGGCGCTGTTCCGTTATAATTCAACGAAACAACGTCAGACGGAAAAATCGCTTCTTTTTCGGGCCCGTACAGATACGGATCCAGCATAGTGAGCGTGATTTCAAATTCACCGTCTGAATCGCTCAAGTTTTCAATATCATATTCTCCTTCTTGCAGGACAAAAATTTCTTTATCTGGTGCAATATCTCGAATGATTGAAAAAGGTTCTTCACTATAAAACAATTCAAAAATTTTGTGTTTCATTTCATCAAATTCTTGCAAATCATCAGTCTCGATTTGAAGAGCAATACGAACATGCCTTTCTTCTTCCTGCGTACCAACAAGATAAGCTCCTGGTCTACCAGGAACAACTAATTTGTTCCTGGTAGGGTTGGGAGAATAGATATGGAAAGATGATACCCATATGCCTAGTTCGTGCATATCGAATATTTTTCCATCTCTTTTAACAATGAAATTTAATCTGCTTTTCATCATCTACTCCCCCTAAATCTAGCTTCTCTGCCGGTAAAGAAATCGATGTTTTCTTTTACCGGTCTCCAAATTACACTACCTACTTTTTGTCCATCTAAGTAAACATCAGACGATTCAATGTTGATATTAATCATTTCTCTTAAACTTGCACTATTAGCCAAAGCTTGACTTAAATTGTTTTGATAATCCATTGTTTTTGCAATCATAGCTCCAATCTTACCTAAAACTGAATCTGTTAATGGTAGAATCGCTTCTGCCCCAGCTTCACCAACTCCTTGTAACCCCGCATTAGCTGTATTGAAAATAGTTGGCTTCTTGAAGATACCACCTTCTGCATTCCAGCTTACTTTCAACTTCGGAACTTGCGGCGGAGTTAAACTAAACTTCCCTTGTATGCTAAATTTCGGCAATTTCGGTAGCTGGATTTTCGGTATTTTTAGTTTCAATCCGCTGAAAAAGCCTTTGATTTTATCTACTGCCGTTTTGATCGTATTTTTTGCTGATTCAACCGGGCTTGTCATCGCTCTTTTTATGTTATTCCAAACCCTTGTTGCCGTTGACTTAATGCTGTTGAAAACATTTGAAATCGTAGAACGAACTCCGTTAACGACATTAGAAATAGTTGATCGAATGCCATTCCAGATGCTCGAAATTATCGATTTTATACCGTTCCAAACGGAAGAGGTGATTGATTTGATAGTATTCCAAGCTGTTCGAATAACCGTTTTAACAACGTTAATCGCTGCTGATATAACTGTTTTGATTATGTTCCAAACGCTAGACGTGATGTTTTTGATCGCATCCCAAGCGCCTTTCCAATCGCCTTTCAGTACGGAAGTAAACAGCTTAATGACATTCGTGATGATTTTTATAACGTTTTGTATGACTTTCAAAATAGCTGGAAAAACAATTTGAACAATTTGCAAAATGAATTGAATAGCCGGAACTAAGACTGTTCTGATAATAGTTGCTGCCAATTTTAAGACAGTTATGACGATCGGAATAACAGCTTGTATGATCTGTAAGATCATCGGAAAGACCATCTGAACAGCTTGTAAAATCAATGGGATGATCGTTTTAGCGATCTGCAAAACGATCGGAATAATCGACAGCAATAGTTGCAAAACAATCGGTATAACCATCTGAATGATTTGCAAAATGATCGGAAATACAGCTTGAACAGCTTGCAAAAGCACCGGCAATACGCTAGTCACAATTTGCAGAACGATCGGAATGATCGCTTGAATTAGCTGCGTAATGACCGGTAACACGGACATAGCAATTTGCAAGATAACCGGCAATATAGATGCAAAAGTATTGACCAATTGCGGCAGCAACGCTGAAATGATTTGCAAAACACTTTGTGCCAATTGACCAAACACTTGACCGAGCGCTAATCCCAATTCAGCTAGAGCTTGTCCGAGCTGCAGTAACGCCGGCTGTAATTGCTGAAAGCTTTGTGCCAAAACAGCCCCTGTTTGTTGGAATTGCGGAGCTAATTCCGCAAACATCATTGCAAATTCATCAAAAACCGGTTGCAATGCTACCAAAACATTGCCAACCAACGATAAAATGCCCTGGAAAACAGGCGTTAAGGATGTTAGCAAGCCTCCTCCAGCCTGGACGATAGACGAAAAGACAGCACCTAAACTAGATACCAAGCTTGATAAAGTTGGGCCCAATGAACTTAATAGGCCTGTCACAGTCTTCACTAATGCTGCAAATACTGTTCCCAATGATGTGCCAATGTTTTCAAAAACCGGTTTCATCTTTTGAAAAGCGTTCATGAGCTGAATCAAAATAGGCTGAATAGCTTGAACAATAGAATTCCAAGCATTAGAGATGACCTTTCTCGCTTCTTCATTTTGTGCAATAAACATGATGAGATGCGGTAAGAACATCATAAACAACGTACCAAGTAATCTGAATGGGCCTGCAAGCAATCCGAATGTTTTTCCAAGCATCCCAACACGTGCATTTGCTGCAGTTGCTGTGGCCCCAAGTCTGGACAAAGATGCAGCATAGGTATTTGTTGACGCAGTGGCTTTTGTTGAACTGACTGAGAAAATCTGAAATCTTTTCATCAGTACAGCTATACCTATCCCAATTTGCCCAAACATTGCAAGAATTGGACCTAAAGCCCCCAGGAGTAATCCGAAAATAACAATCAGATTTTGAATGACAGGATGCATGCCGTTGAATTTCTCAACAAATCTTTCCACGTAAGGGATAGCGCCGTTAAGTATGTCTAGCACACGTGATCCGAACGGAGCTAGAGCTGATAGTAATTTTCGGATTGTCGCCTGCGCCTTCTGACTAAGCGACTGTTCCATTGTGTCTCCGAGCTCCGAAATAGCGTTTTGATATCCCTTCAAAGCATTTGTTTGGTTATCCAGCGAATACATAACATCCGCTTCAAGATCTTCCCATTTTGTTCCAAAAAGGGATACACCGATTTGGTTAGCTTTTACCTGGTCATCCATCTTTTCAAGTTCTGGAATGACCACATTGAACACATCGGCAACAGTCGCTTTTCCAGCCAAGAAATCATTCCACACCTGCTGAGTTTTGGAGCTCATTTGAGCCATAGCCTCAGCTGTCGTCTTGGATCCGTCTTTGATACGGATCTGAAATTCTTTCATTACGTCATTGACGTAATCAAGGTTATATGCGCCATTTTTAGTACCGTTTATTAGGATGTTAAAATACTCCTCAGCACTGAATCCCATTTGTTTGAACAGCGGAGCATATTCTGATACATTGTCAAATAACTCGTTAGAGAAGTTCAGACCGTTTTGTGCGCCTTTTGCCAGCAAACCAAACGCTTCATCCGCGCTCATCCCAAAATTGATCATTAATTGATTAGCGCCACGAGTAACCTCATTGACATCTGCCTCGAATACTTTTGCTAAATTAAGCGCATTTTTTGTAGCTTCTTGTAGTTCTCGCCCGGAGCCGATATCACGCATATTTTGTTTGACGCGGCCCATAGCTCTCGCCGCTTCATCGGCGCTTTCTGCATATCCACTTTCCCAAACAGCTAACAGGTCTTCTTTAAGCTGTTTTGCTTCGTCTCCAGTTGCCCCAAGAGAAGCGATCAATTGACGCGCCGCACCGTCAATATCCGTAGCAGATTTTACGGCTATTGCGCCAATCCCGGCCATTGCAGGCGTCACACTAGAAGATAAAGTCTGCCCTGCGCTGCTCATTTTATTGCCGGCATTTTCAAAAGACTTTGCTACTTGATCAACTTTTGAAGCAGATTTTTGCATTTCGGCTGTTTGCTGGCTGAGGGCTGCTTTTGTTTGGGAAATTTCATTCGCCAGTTTTTGTTCTGCCGTTTTTAGCTTCAAAAGTTTAACTTCAAGCTGCTGTACTTCAGCAGAGTTTTGACCATATGCTTGTTTTGCTAATTCCAATTGTCTTTCTAAATTTTGAACTTGTTTTCCGGCTAGTTGGTGTTCAGTTTTTAACTGGGACAGTTTTAATTTCAACTTATCTGTTTCGCTAGCATTAGCGCCTAACTTTGCCTTTTGCAAATCAAATTCTGCAGCAGTTTTGGACAATTGTGCAGAAAGTTGTTGTTCTTCTTGCTTTAACTTATTGAGTTCTTGCGCTGTCAAACTAGTTTGCTGAGATAGGCGAGAAAGCTCTTTTTCAGTTGCATTGACCTGATTTGCTAATTTTTGTTCAGCGATTTGCGCATTCAGTAACTGTTTGGCCAACTTTTCCGCTTCAACCGAATTTTCGCCAAATGTCGCTTTCGCTTTTTCAAGTTGTTGCTGGGTAGCAAGCACTTGCTGCTTAGCGATTTCTTGAGCTCTCTTCAAATAATCCAGCTTAGCTGCAAGACGGTCTGTTTCAGTGCCATTTTGTTTTAACTGTTCCTCCTGAAGCTGGAATTCTTTGCGGAGTTTGGCACTCTCGTTTTTCATCTCTTGAATTGCTTTATTGAATTCCTGATTAAAGACCTTAAACGTAACTTTCGCTTCTGAATCTCTTGCCATGCTTTCTCACCTACCCTTCTTTTGGATTATTGCGCCATCCTTCAAACGCCAATGCCCCTTGATATATTCGCTCGACCGATGCAATCGGCTCATGCCAAAAAGTTTCCGGGTCAATTCCTGCTCCAAGACAATACAAAACGTACAAATCCTCGACACATTCAATTTTTAGCGTCGGTGATTTGACTTTTTTCCGTTTTTCCTACTTTTGCTCGTGCTTTGTTGCAAACCCTTTGCGAACTGGTTCGGATCAGATGCCACCAGGTCAAAAATGAGATTCATATATAGTTCCATCGTTTCGTCTACTGGATCATGATATTTTTCCAAAAACTCATCAAAAGTTAGATCGGTGTTTTTGTTAGCCCCAATAAACGCCAGATATATGACCTGCTGCATTTTGGTTTCGTCAATCTGATCAAAAAGATCAGGATCGATGTTTTTGAAACCATCGTTTTCCATATCAGTTAAGTCTTCCAAACCTTTCATTTTCAAAAGACTGCTGAATAGGGAGCTTTCAATGAGTCCTAGCTCTTTCCCCTTTTTCAAAGCGTAATTTGTGAGAAAAACGGGATATGTCTTTTCGTTGACAAACACTTTTTCAAACTCGCCATTTACTTCGCGAACCTCAACATCTTTCAGCGTTACTTTTCTTACTTTCATTCTCTTCCCCTCGCTTTTCTTAATTAAAAAAACAAAAAAGCCCCTAAAATAGGAGCTTAAATTAAGGTGTTGGGACTGCTTTGATTAAGTCCGGCGTAAATTGTGTATGCCATTGTTGAGCAACTGTTTGATCTTCTAACTCATCAACAAACGCTTCGTAATATAGATTTCCCAAGCTATCCTTCAATGCCGTAAATTCCATTTCAAGCATAGCTACTTCATCAGCACCGTTTTCAATAGAAATTTTAAATCCAGTTGAATTTGTGCAATTAGGGAAAGCAATCAGTTTCACAACATCTTCGAATTCGTCGATCACATCAGCTGTCAGAACAAACTGTTTTCCTTTTGAAAGTTCGCCATATGCCCAAATTCCTGGTTTAAGCCCTTCTGTTCTCAGCCCAAAAAAGTCACGTGCAACCTGAACTGGAATATGTGCGTTAACAGTTAAATTCATCTTGTTTGGTTTAAATTTCCTTTTAGCTTCAACACCTTCACACATTTTCACGATTTCAATTCCTTCTGTTTCACCTTCAATAGAACCCATGCAGCCGAATTTTGTTCCTGGTTGTTGCGTACCACCATCAATGAATTGAACACTTGCATTTTTGATTGATACAGCATCAAATTCCTGTACAACAGTAGGCATTACAATTCCTCCTTTAAAATTTTGTCTACTCTTTCGTGAAGCTTTGATAAAATTTTGGGCGTTGCAGCTTTCAACCCTCTTTCCATGAAACGTTGTTCAACAGGGTTGTGAGCGCCTCGCCCTTCATTCGGAAACACCAAATAGCCAAAGCTACCTTTTTTGTTCGCGGCTCCGCCTCTCGTCTTAATAACAAACCCAAGATTAATTTTTTCGCTTCTACTCCAGTTGCTGTGTTTAGCATGCCGCTTATTTCTTATCTTCCCGTTTTGTTTTGAAACGGGAAGAAGTCTCGTAATTTCTTCTGTTGCGATTCTGACACCATCAACATGCAAAACATCATTCACAGCATCTTCCATCTTTTCTGGAAGCTTTGCCATTTTCATTTCTAAACGCTCTATCGCCGTATAGTCTAATTCGAATTTAACAGCCAATCGGAATCACCCGCCTAAATACCAGTGTGACTCGATCTACATAGCGATCTGTATCCTTCTCTTGAAGACGTTCTTTCACCGTGTTGACAAAATTTATTCCCTTAATTGATGAAACGATAGAAATGATATCAATTGTTTGTTCATCGACATCATCCCGATTCTCGGAATAATAGTAAACGTAAATATCTTGTGTGACATTTCTAGTATTGGTAGTTGTACGAAATTCACCAGTTTCGAATACAAAACAGTTATATTCTGAAAGTGTTTCTTCCTCGTCTTCAGCAATTTCATCCTCATAAACTGGTAGACCAAAATGATTTTTTAAACCGCTGACTAATTCATCAATTTGCTCACGCATAAACCTTTTCGTTTTTTCATTCATTGATCACACCTACTTTCCTACTTCCTGTAGGTAGAAATAAAGATACATCCTGTCAGAATCAACCGTGATGACATCATATTCAATGTTGTTGATTACAACTTTTAATTTATTTTTGTTGATCGACCGAAAAGAGGGTGGGTATAAAGTCTTGACCTTTCGATCTAAACTAGCTCCCATAATGCCGGTCATTTGGTAATCCTGGTCTCGACAAGACATTTCTTGAAACGCCAATTTCCCTTTCTCTATGAAAACATCTCCGATACGTTTGCCATTTTGGGTCCGTTGGGTTTGTTTGTGACCATATGAAAGGAACCCATCATTGAACGTCTCCCGATATGGTTTCACTGCCACGGATGACACCTACTTTCCCAATGGCGACAGATAAAATAAGCCTGGATAATTCATGGTGAAAGTTTATTTCAAATTCATCGGTTGCATTGTTATATACATATCTGCAGCGTTCCAGAAGAATTTCTTTTGGCCATTCTTCTTTTGAAAAATCAAAAGACGCATTTGTCAGTTCAGACAAATACGCCTCTGATCGCTGGATTAACTTTTTTAAATACTCGTCCTCTTCATTCCACGTGATCCGCAATCGCTCTTTCAAATCAGAAAGAAGTTTCTGTAATGTTTGTTCTTCCATAAAAAATCACCTACTTCTTAGCAGGTGTTTTCTTCCGAGTTTTGCTGGTTTTCTTTTCATCAGTAGGCCCTTCTACTTGTTTTTCTTCTACATCATGACCCAGAAAAGGAATTTTGTATCTGTTTTTCTCGCTTTGAAGATATTTCACCCTTTCCGGATCCGCTTCAAATCCTTCCTTTGGGTACAAATCGCCCTTTTTATACAACGCGCCATTGTGATATTTTTCAATAAAATCATTTAAAACAGGATATTTCATGCCGCTTCACTCCTTGTCATTATGGAGTCGGTGTTTCTGTACCTAGATTAGTAATGTCAAAGACTAAGAAGCTGTCATTGTCTTTCGGACGGCCATTCGCGTATTGCTTTGTAACGTATACGCGTTCATCCTCAATGATTCGCACTTCATCACTGTATTCGATTTTTCGAGAAGAGCCCACACCCAAGAAATAGTCTTTTCCGAGCCCTGCAATAAGTCTACCTTGTGGAACAGAGACTGATTGAATCACTTTTGCAGGGATAGGCAGCACTCCGTAAACATAAGTGCCGTTTTGAGTGAGAATCGTAGTTTCAGGAAAGATTTTTTCCCAATAGTCTAACGGGTTGACTACAAACAACACTTGGCTGACTTTTCGTTTTCCGTTTTTCGTAAGTGGGGCCATCACTTCTTTTCCAAGTGTTTTTGGTGATAAGTCAGTGATAGCGACCGCCTCTTTTTCTGGATATTCACCGTTAACTACTGCACCCTCTAAATCTCTCATCATCCCAATCGGTTGTTCTTTTCCAGTTCCGCGAATAGTCGCATCTTCCAACCCAATTGCCATAGCTTCAGTTAAAACAGTGCGTACATAACGATCTAGCCATACAGGGCCCAAATCAAGCATTGCTTTTGCAACTGGTAGAAATGCAGAAAGCTTGAATAATTCTGTACTGATTTTTTCAAAACCTTCATCCAAAATTTCTTTAATTTCGGCAGTCAGCTTGCCCCACCAAGCTGTTGGAATGTCGCCTTTTTTCAAAATCCATTCCGTGATCCCTGTCGTGTTCACAAATTCAATATTCTGTAATAATTCGTGGTCACGAACCAAATCTTCAAAAACACGGTCAATAACAGTAGGTGGAACAAGTTTTTCTACACCATCAAAACCTTGTCCTTGGATAACCTCATTGTAATAGGCCATTTCTTCTTTCGTTAACGGTTTAAGTCCTCTGGCAGCCATAGCTTGCTGATCAGTTAAATCCTCATTTACCGCCTTTTTCGCTTCTGCAATGATGTTTTCCTGAATCGAATTAGCGAACTTCGTAAGAGCTTCCGCCAATTCTTTTTCATCACCACTGTTCATAGCCTTCAAAAGTTCTTCCTTCATTTGTGCTTCGTTTTTCAGTTCTCGATCTAAATTTTTGATTGCCAATTTCATTACCTCCTAAAGTTTTTTTGCAATAAAAAACACCGTCAGGTATCTGACCGTGTAAAAGAGTTTAAAAATTGATAGATTAGATTTGCATTATTATTCATTTGCTTTTCTTGTTCTTCTTTTGGTTTGTGATTGTTTTCAACCGTTTCCGTAACTGTTTTTGCCACCACTTTCCCATCAAGAGATGCAGCGATATATTTGTTTAGAATTTCCTCTTTTGCAGATGTTTCTTCTTGCTCATCTTCTTCATCAGAAAGCTCAATTTCATCCACTACCTCATCACAAAAACCTAACGCTTTACATTCTTCAGCAGTTAGCCATGTTTCTTCATCAAGCAACCTTTCCAATTCCGCGCGCTCTCCTACAAAACGGGAGGTATAGCTTTCTGTTACAGCCACATCAATTTTTTCTAAGTCATTCGCAATTTTTCTCAATTCTGCAGCATTGCCATATGCAAATGTCCAAGCACGATGAATCATCATCATGGTATTTTTCGGCATATTGATTTTGTCGGCTGCCATCGCAATAACAGATGCTCCTGAAGCCGCTAGACCATCAATATAAACATTGATAGAAGCCTTATGATTTTTTAGTAGATTATGAATAGCAATTGATTCAAAAACATCACCGCCTGGACTGTTGATGTGAATATTAATTGTTTTTGCAGTAATGCTATTTAATTTTTGTCTAACGTCATTTGCGGAAATATCAGAGAACCAACCATCTCCTATCGTTCCATACATATAAAGATCAGCTTCATCGTTTTCTGCTTTATTAAACACTTCAAAACGTCTATTGATTTTAGGCAGCTCCATTTTCTTTGCCATCCCCTTCACCTCCTTTCGAGGCTTCTTGATAGTTCTTGGTTACATATCGTTTGTTCGCCCATTCTTCGTCAATCGGCTCTTTCCCAAGCATCTCTAAAATGTCGTTAATCGACAAACCACCGATCGCAAACAACTTATCTGCAGCTGTAGCCAACTGCGTAATATCGACTATCTTCAAGTTGTTCGTATCCACCTTTAAATACGTTCGATCCAAAAACTCCTGCTTGGTATACATCTTTCGATTAAATTCATCCTGGATAAGTTCGGCGATTGGCTTGATACAAAACAAAAGAAAAGCATCCATGTGCTTTTCTACATCTGCAATATCTCCTTTCAATAGTCCTCGAGGGACGTGAAAAGCCATGGCCACATAGTTAATGACGTCGTTAATCAGCTCAGCAATATCACGGCTTGTACTATTCTGTGCCACGCCGCTTTTGCTGTCACTCATATCCTCGAGTTCATATCCCTTTTGGAGCTGAAACCCAACACCAGGCTTGTCCGCATTGAACCAGTCGGTCAATTGTTTTTCAAACATTTGGTCAATCAGCTTTTGTGTTTCCTCATCTTGCGGACGTAAGAAATCGCCCTTGATCAAAATTCGTTTATTATTTTTTCTCTTATAGTATCCAATTGCAGAAGAAATCAATTTCCCATAATCTTCATACAGTCCGTTGATTACCTCCATGATGTTTCGATCATTCAACTTGAAATATAAGACTTCCGATTCACGAAAGACTTTTTGAAAAGTCAAATCGCCTATCTGGACCTGTGTATAATAATTTTCTTTCAATGCAAATTCATTTTTTACCCATCCATCAGCAATATAAAGTTGATCATTCTGCATAATCACTAAGCATTCATTTTGCATGATCAACCGATTAACCAAACTGTGTATAAACTCTGATGAATTTTGATTTTGATTCGGCTGCACGTTAAGCAAAAAATAATTTTCCCCACGTATTTCTTTTCCTCTCTCGAATGTTTGAAACTCACACCTGGTTAACGTGTTCGCGATCAAATCAATGCACGTTTCAATCGCCAGTCGTTTGTAATACGCACTTGTTGCCAGCCTTTGAAATTCAGTTAACGTGATCGAATTTTTTGAACCAAATAGGCCGCTGATCCAGTCTAAAAAACCCACTATCTCACCACCTTTCAGGTGCTAAATGATTTGAAGATCTTACTAATGTTTTCTTCCGTTATCGGAATCGATTCTTTTAATTCCGAATCAAAATTTAACGCATGTAAAAAAGCGAAAAATCCATCTGTTTTCCGCTTCTCTTTATCGATCTTCTTATATTCAATGTTCCCGTTTGACTTTTCCTCTTTGTAGACATTTCCAACATACCAACGCATCAGTGGATCATCACCAAATACGATAGTACGTTTGACAAACATTTCTTCAACGAGAGGAGATAGCATAGAGTGTGTAGCAGGTCCTCTTCTCACAATTTCCACTTCGAAACCTGCGTTCTCTAAATCCTCTTTCAAAATGGATGATCTAAACAAGTCCATTGCCACTTTTTTGATATAGAATGTTTTGCCCATCTCTACAAACCAATTCACGACATGCTGCGCGCTAATAGATTTGTCATAAACAACTGTTAGCAATCCTTTTTCTATTGCTAAGTTGATAATATCCTGATTGATTGCTTGCAGCTTCGGAGCTGTGTGATGCATAAAGGTGTGCTGTTTCCAATACCTCTTACCGTTATATTTGAACAACACACCAACTGAGCAAAAGTCTCTAATTTGAGCAAAGTCCACCGCGCCGATAGCTTCCATACCTTTCAGATTTTCCGGAAACGGTTGGTTGGTTGCTAACCTTTCTTCGTATGTCGCAACCTCTTTCCGAGTATCGTCAATCGGAAAGTTCATCCGTTTCGTCATAAACTCGATTCGAGTAGCCGCATTAATTTTGCCATGTTCATATTCTTTTCTCATTTCACGCTGCAGATGTAAATTGTACCGGAATGAAGGATTCGCCTTTTCCCATTTCGACTCATCGTCCACTTCTTTTTCATCATCCAACTTACATATAAACGGGAAAAGAGTTGAATTGGGCAATTCTTTGTTTAAAACCATTCGTGCTTCTTCTTTTAGGTCATCCAAAACACCGCCTCTTACATATCCATCCGTTGTAATATAGAATGTCCGCGGATCCTGTTTTTTCCCTAAACCGGAAGTAAAAACTTTTATATTGTCATAGCTTTCGTATTCGTGAACTTCGTCAAAAATAACGGCCCCACTTCGTTTTCCGTCTTTTGTCCTGGCGTTTGACGTGTTATATTCCAGCTTTGATCTAGTTCCTCGATGTTGAATAAGTGTCTTTGATTTGTAAAACGCCTTCTTCACTTTCGGCCAATTGTCTTCCAGGACATTATAAACATCCGTGAAAGACGTTTTAGCCTGATCTTCTGATGTAGCCGCAATATCGATGTCATAGTTTTTTATTCCATGATGGCCAGTTAGCATATAAAAACTATTCCATCCGATATAACCGTTTTTTCCAGCTCCGCGCCCAAGTAAAATAAAAAAACGGTCAAACATTAAACGACCGTCATCATATCGAACCCCATATATAAAAGCATTAATAAATTTCTGCCAATTGTAGAGCCAGAAAGGAAAATATTTCGCTGGAATCTCTACTGACTTTTCAATGGCTTCGTGGTCAATCACTACATTTGGCTGATCGAGCTTCCAACGCAAGAATTTCATTAATTGTTTTTGTTCTTTACACGCCTCGATCTCTCCCTGCTCGACCATCCGCATGTATTCATCGATATACGGGTGATAATTATACGTCTTCGAACTCATTTTCATCACTGTTGTTGTCTATTTTTTTGAGTAAATTAAAAAGTTCTTTATAGGCTGTCGTATATCGATTCATCATGGTATTGTAGCTTTTTTGAGCAGGGTTCTCGACGAGCATTTTTTGTTTTCCGTTTTGAAAAATGTACGTTGGGCCTTTCAATTTGATCTCATTTTCCAAAATCTCCAGCTGGATCGTCATGAAAGCTACCCTTTCAATTAGCCCTTTTGCCGCCTCTTTTTCGCGATCCGACAGCTCATCGAACACTGCATTCAACCGATCTATTTCCTTTTGTATCAATTCATCCTGTTTTTTCCTGCTTAATTTGGCCATCATACCCCCTCCCCCTCGCGTGAGATTTCGTAAAAAATTTTTTCCGACTTGCCCCCTCCCGTTGAACAACTCCCCCA